CCAAGTTCTTTGTAGTTTGTAACTTTTTGAACTGCCATTATATTCTTTCTTACTCTAACTAACTTTCAAATAAACACAACTCTTCGGTGATCTAGATGCTGCGTGATTGACTAGATCTGAAATGAACCTATTCGCTTCCTTCTCACCTAGTGTAGCTAAAAAACTCTGAATCTTGCATCCCTGATACAGATTGATCTTCTGGTTAAGCTTGTAACTATCTACGGTTTCTTTACCAATTCCAAACTCTTCAGCCATGTTTACTAACTTCTCGTACCTTCTACTATTACCGTCACTCAAGTCTTTCTCTAACTCGGTACAGGGAGGTAGTTTGTACTCAGCTGCATTTCCGTTTGAGTTTGTTTCCATATAACCGTTAATGCTGCCTTGAGATATTTTTCCACCTTGTGCATAGGATCCTTGAAGCTCTCCTTCAAAGTTTCTAGTACCGTTAAAACATCTAAATTTCATAGATCTAATACCGTGCATGATCTCATGATCCCAATCCAAAATTAGAGTTCCAAAACTAAATCTTGATCTAAAACCTGCAGCTTCGTCTGACTCTGTAGATGTAGGAATAACCAACTCAACTTTAGGTTCTTTTCCTAGCTTTTTTAGACTAATACCCTGAACAAGGTTTTGATTATCCATCATCCAGCTGTTCAGACCTGCTAGCGTCTCTACTCTATCTAAACTTTCTGGATTAAACTTAGTCGATATTGCCCAAACATCAGCAGGGTTCCACTTACTCCAACTAATCTCCCCTTTTGAAATTACGCGCTTAAATATAGCTTGTAAAGCTTTAAGCTTATCACTACCAAAAGAAGTTCCACCTTCTACAAACTGTGGATCTTCTACCTTAAAATTGTTACTATGAAAAACAATGTTTGCTGTTAGGATCAACGTATTTTGCCAGTCCGGACTAAGGTCACTAGCTTTGTCATTCTCGTAGGTAATATCTTTCAAATCTTCGACTTCAACAGGTTTTCCAGCTCTAAACACAAAATTTAACGCTGAACAAACAAGATTTTCTTCTGTCTTAACAAACTTATTTTTCTCTTTAGAACCACCTCCAAAATCTTCGGGTGTCTTTACAAACCCTGAAATTCCTATTACCTGTTCAGAACCATCCTTGCAGCGAACCGCTACCTTATCTGCAGTCTGAAATTTTATACCCTGTTCTCCTGAAGCTATTCTCTCAACCTTTCTCATAAAGTCAGAGTTCGGAGAAGCATCTCCAAGAACAACACCTTCCTCTCCTTTCGCTAGTTTGAATGGTTCTTGATTTCCAACCTTTTCCAAAAACCTAGAAGCTCTATTAGGGTAGTTGTTGGACATAGAACCATAAAAAGGTTTAGCCAAATCTTCGGAACTCAGTTTTGCCATTTAACTAAAATTTTTCTTAAGGTAATAAAAAATCCTAGACCCCCAATAAAAAGAATCTAGGACTAAAAATACTCAAATATTATTATCTACTATAGATTAGTCGTAATTCTCTGTACCGTCTGGAGTAATTACAGCTACGAGATCTCTCTCATCTCTAGGTTTAAAGAATTTAGGTCTGTAAGTACCCCTGTCAAAGCAAAGGTATACTTTTGTCTCTTCGTAATTAGCTTTCTTTTGAGCCTGTCTAAGCTGTTGGTTTAGGTAAGCTATTCTTCTAGGATTACCATTAAGTGTGTACTTGGCTAACTGTTCATCGTCAGCGTAAATCTCTACAGAATCGCTATGTTGAAGTTGATTGTAGATGTCTGCTCCTGAAGCTTTTCCCATTTTTGTGTCCTTTGGGGCTCCATCCTCATCATCGTCCATGTCTTCCGGATCTACAAAACCAGGATCGTCATCCAAGTCATCTACAGGATCGTCTTTCTCTGCAGCTCTTCTAGCTTTCTTGTCTCTACTAGCTCTATTGACTACATCATCCTCAAAAGAAGTGTCAAAATCTCCACCATCCTCATCGTCCGTGTAACCTTCCTCATCGAGCATGTCTGATGATCCGTCCGATCCGTCTCCACACTCTCCAAGCTCTTCGTCGTCAGACTCTTCTCCACCATCCATGTCTTCTAGAGCATACATGTCAATGACCTCTCCATCAACTTCAACTCCGTTATCCCACAAGAAATCTAAATAGTGTGAATCTGACCTACAAGCATCTAAAACTCCTTTCCAGATTGAGGTATCGTTATCAAAACCCGGATCACCCTCTTCACAATAATCTTCCTTAAGAGCATCCAGGTAAACATCCATGTGGTGTGCAATAAAATCACAAGCTTTTTCTCCAAAAAGTTTCTTAGCAGCTCTCATAACTCTAGCAGACACCTGATATTCATACTTGTTAGAGACTGTAGATTCTTTTAGAATGCTATTCTTAGGAACAACACTCTCTTTAAGAAGTCCATCGTCTTTCCTACTATCCTCGAGACCTGCAAGAATTCTCATTCTTTCGGACTCTTTTGATTTTTGAACCTTTATCATAATTCTATATTTCTAATTTCAACACCTAAAGATAATAACTTTTTAACTAAAATCAAACTAAATGTCATCAGCTTCGAAATCTATGTCTTGATTGGACATGTCCTCTCCACCACCTTCTTCGTCTCCTGACTCAGAATTTTCTTCTTCACCTTCAGATCCTCCTTCAAAACCGGCTTCACCTCCACCTGGGAAGTCTCCACCTCCACCACCTCCGAAAGATCCTTCGTCACCTGCACCTCCTCCTTCTTCAGGAGCTTCTTCGTCCTCTCCGTTTGAAATTGGACCTTCTTGATACAGATCAGAAAGTTTACGTAAAGCTTGTTGAAATCCTACCAACTGTCCCAAATAGTAGTCTTTTCCGGAAATATTGGCTTCAAAATCTTTACCTAACCACTTTAAGGTATAGTCCTGTCCGTTTGTTAACTTTATTCGAAACATTGTAGGTTTCGGAGATACCCACTCGATTCCAGCTACAAACTCGGGATACTGTTCCGAATGAAGTCTAATTAGAGCATGCTTAAGTGTCGGAAACTTAGCTAACATTTGATCCGTAGCATCGGGAAGTCGATCGCCTGCTTCTCCGAACACCATATTATTCTCCTTATCCTTATCTTCAGTCAAAGCAACCCTACCGTGTTGCCTCCTTAACTCTGCTAGGTAACACTCAAAGATAAAATCTTTTAACTCTCGTACTGTCATAGATTAAAACTTTCGATCAAAACTCCTACCACGATCGTAAAGATCTTCATCATCTGGAACATAGTCACCATCCTCGTCATAGTGTTCATCTACATTGTCTTCCTCAGGTTCACACTCTGCTTCAGGAACTCTAACTATATCCTCAAAATCATCCATTGTAATTGTTCCCTTGTCTTCGATATTTTGAGCTATAAAATGAAGCTCATCGTCGTCCTTGACCTCATCTTTCACGTATTCTAGAAGACGAAGTAAAACAGCAGTGTTCATCGAAATTTCGAGCTTTGTAACCGAATCTTCAGTCTCAGGAACAGGCTGCTCTTCACAAGGTGGAATGTCTACAGGTTCAGCCGTAGCTACAACTCTCTCAATAGATTCCGGATCAACAACTGCTTGTTTATTTAGAAAATCCTGAGCTGCTTCCTTAAGCTTTTCCTGAATTGTATTACCTTTGAAATTCCTGGCTGCTCTAAACAATCCTTTAACAGATTCCTTATTTTTAGACTCTCTGTAAGTCTTTACAGCATTTGCAAAAGATTTTCTTGCTTCTTCCGAGATTTCCTGTGGCTGTTCAGAATCTCCTAACTCAGAAGGTGTCTTCTCGTCAATGTATTTAGTTAGATTATACCGGGCTACAGCTTGCTGAATCTTTACCGTACCTGACTGGTTTTGAATTGGACAAATTTCAGTATTTTGACCTCCTGACACTAGAAACAGGACACCGTTTTCATAGCTGAATTGGAATTCATCCTGCTCAACAGTGTTGTTTTGAACCTGTGGATTATTTGAATTAGCTCCTACTTCATCTCCAGGCTTTCCGTACTGCACTACAATTATACAGCCTTTTGTGTTACACTGCTTTGCATTTATTGTCTGTATTTGATCTCCATGATCTCTCAAAGTAGCAGCTAATGCTTTACCTACTTGCTTGGCAACTGCAATTGAATCTTGATTTTGAATTTCAACCTCATTCAAAGTTTTAGATGTTCCCGGAACTTCTTCAAGATCTGCTACAGCTTGTGTATCCTTAACCTTCTCTTTCTGGTTACGATCAAGCTGATGAATAACCTGAATACTTCCACTATTTGTAGTAGCTACATAGTCAGCTACCTGTGTCTCTGCTAACTTTCCCATATTGAAACTAAGTGTTTCCCTGTTAATTTTAGTATAAATAGATAAATGTATTTGTCCTTAATTTCCTTTCGTGTCCCCTTGGGATTCCAATGGAGAAAGCTTTTCACAAAGCATGTCTTTCCATTCTTTCAAAGACTCCACAAGATCACTGGACATCTTACCCCAATCTTCCACAAGTCCATCTTCGGTAGCTATCTTCGTATCCGTATCGGAAGCTGCAGCTTTTATCCTATCTTCTAATTCCTGAACAAAAGAATTAACGTTACCTAAAATAAGCTGATCCTCATACTGCTTGTATAATCCTGCTCTTTTTAGATCATCCTCCATTCTAATAACACACTCTGCACAAATACCGTGAATAGGATACAGTTTCTTATCCAACCTGGTGTTCATTGCTTTACCGCAGTGTGGACAGGTTAGTGGAACCTGACAATACTGTTTAGCTTTAGATAGCTTAGGTATCGACCTTTTAAGTCCATTCTTTATTGTCCAAACTTTTCCGTCTTCTTCCCAAGTATCGCCTTCTTTGTGAAAACTTTCAGACTTTTCATAACCAACAACGGTCTGTGTAGAATTGCCGTATTTTCCGGTTATTAGATTTCTACACCTCTGTATATCTGATTTTTGAAACTCTTTCTTAAGTAACGATTCTGACATAACTACTAGCCTTTAAGTGACTCAGTCCATTTTCTAAACAGTAAATTACCTCTACGATAAGCATCTCCTTCCAACTCTTCTAAGGTATCATCATCGGACACTCTATCTGTAGAGATCCTACCTATCTTTCCCTCTGTATTTTGTTCAGAATGAATAAGTTCATGTGCAAGGCTCCGGAGAGCATCTTTGACGTGTCTACCTGCTGTGTAGATTTCAATAACGTTACTATCAGGATTGTAGTTTCCTGTTTTATCCAAAAGACCGTCTTTCTGTGGTTCTTTCTTGAGAATAATTTCAGGTAGAGGATCTAACTTAAGACCATTCTTTCTGAAGAATCCAATCATGCTGGCTGCATTTCCAGCCCAATCAAAATCCTTACTTCCTTCAGTTCCATAAAGAACGCTACCTTTTTCCTTCTCTCCTTCAGACATGAACGAATCTTGATTCTGCTCATAGCTTTGAGAATCATAATTCTCCACATCTCCAGGGTATTTAACTCTTACAAGAATGTGGGAACCGTTAAACTGTACATTAAACTCGTTACCTAATTCATGCTTAAGCTTTTCGTACAGCTGACTAAGCTTTTCCTTACTTTTAGACGAAATTACAGTTGTAGGTGTAATTAATGTACCTGAAGAATTCTCTGTTACGTTAACAGCTTCATCAATAATGTTTCCTATTTTTGATCTCATTTCCTCTCTTAAAGCTTCCCTCTCTAAAGGTTTTACCAAAATATCCAAAACGTCACTAGCATCCTTTTGATCAAGACAACTAGGCAACCAACTACCTTTCTTAATGACTTCTATAGACTTTCTCAATGTAGATGCTGAGAACTTTTCATCCTCCTTATCAGCTACTAAAGGTAAAATTTTAAGACTAACGTTAGGAAACTTGGCTTGATTCTTTAGCAACCAAGCAAACTTATTTTCATCGTCTTTTTCTGCAGATCTTCCAACTATAAATTTAGTCTCTGCAAAATCAGGTTCAGCAATAATCTTATAGATATCCGATATTGGAGAAGAAGAACTTATTCTAACTTCAACAGGCTTCGGTAAGTACTTTTTGTAAATTTCCCAAATTTGCTTTGATTGTTCAGCTGTTATTGGTACTCCCTCTCGTACCTTCGCTCCAATAAAGATAATCAACCTATCTACGTTCTTACAAAGCTTCAAAGCATTCTCAAAATGTGCTTTGTGAGGCGGCTTAAAACCTCCTCCGTAAAGAGCTACAGTGTTTTTCAGATCTGCTTCAGCTACTTCCTCCAAAGCTCCAAGTTTAGAACTTGCAACCTGAATTGCTCTTTCTTTATTATCTCCTTTGGGTGTTCCTTTTTCACCTACTCCTACATTGATCATGGATTTCATAACACTCACAATCCTACTCCTAGACCTAGCATCTGTCACTTTTTCAGCAACTTGTCCAAGTAGGTGATCGTAGTCTTGAGAAAGATCAAAACCTTTCAAAAGCTTTACTACGTCTTGCCAGTCTCTAGATTGCCAAACAATTTCTCTGTTTTGTTCCTTGTAGTCCTGACCGTAGGTAATTTTTCGCAAAGCTAGTGTTGTGGGTCCTAGAGCAAACTCATACTCCTGATTTTTATCCAAGGTAGGAAGCTTTTTTGTAGAAATACCCATTCTAGCAAAAACCTTTTCCGGACTTTCAATCGTAAGAATTACCCTAGCTAATCCCTGAATTAAAGCTTGTTTCTCTGCAGCTAAATCAAGAAAGCTTTTTTGATATTCTTGATCCTGTTCAGAAAGAACAATGATATTGTCTACCTGTACACCTAGACCTTCGAAACCGTCCATAGGTACAAGACAGGTAACAATATTACCGTACAATTGTGCTTTTTTGCCCTTATTTCTTCCAGATGGAAAAGGAAGTGTTACACTGTCCGGTAAACTTTCAAGATAAGCCTTGAATTCCTTTTTAACAGTTTTTAGTTCTTTCTCACCACCATCCACATACACTATGAGATCAATATCTCCATGATCTTTCTTTATACCAGCATTGTAAGATCCTGAAATCTTAGCTGTCTTAAAACCCTGAAAGCCTGTTAAAACTTTCTTCTTATACTGATCGAGTGTACCTTGTACAGATGATCTAGGTATTCTACTACCTCCTATACTTCCACTCATGTTAGTCTGAATCTCTAAATGGATATAACCTACTACTAGGTGGAAGGAATTTACCTGTCAATCCCCAGTTATCTTGATTATCAAGCCATACATTTTCCATATCTTCAGGAATATCACACCTCGTACTATCCAACACCTTAAGGTAAGCTCTATAAAGATCCATTAAAGTGTCCTTATCTAAGTTTTCTCTAAGGAACTTCTGAAGCTTATTGTAATCCGATAGTGTGTCTTGGTCTATTTCAAAACCATACAAACTGTTCAAAAGATCAACAGCTTGCTTCGGTGTAGAGGCCACAACCTTTCCTGTTTCTTTACTCTTTACACCGTAGTTATGAGAAAAGATATAACCTTTAATCAAAAACAAACACAACATCAACTGTGTCCTGTGAAGACCTTTTACATTTCCTGTGTAAGAAGCTGAATAGTAAGCAAAACCTAACCAGTCCACATTCCCAACATTCACATCGATCTGTACTTCCTTGTCTAGCATTTCTCCACCCGAACTAAACTGCGGAAACTGGAAGAAAAGAACACCGTTGCTTGTGCTCTTTGTGTCTATGGAAATGTTGTGTCCTTCCTCATCTACTTTCTTAGCTACAGCTGTAAGGATAGCTCTCTTCATAAGCTGCTGCTTACTAGCTGATCGTGCTCTTTTCTGAAATTTAGAAAAATACTCCTGAATTTCAGCTTCATCTAAACCCCAATCTTTTAGGTTTTTGAAAGCATTCTCATCTAGAGCTAGGTCTATATCTCCAGATACATCCTTTTTTCCTGTAGAACCAAGTGTTGTCACATTCTCAAAATACCTGACTGCACCTGGAAAAATCCTACTAAGCTCTCTAAAAAATCTAGAAAGTGTAGGCTTTATGTTAGCTTTTTCTATCGGAGCACTTCCGAAAAACACATGTCCACCCATACCTAACTTAACTTTACAACTGTCGGATAACTTTTATAAATAGGTTTTGCAAGATCCGGATTGTATAACTCATAGATTTTGTAGACGTTCTGAAATGCTTCAAAATCTTTATCCAAATCGGCTACTTCTTTTATCTGCCATCCTTCTCCTTGGTAAACTCCAGGTGTCTTTGAAGCTTTTCTAGTAGAAGCCTTAAGCCACAAAACTCCTGCTTTATCGACTTTGATTCCTTTACACTCTTCTAAAGCTTTTGCATAGGCAGCTAACTGAAGATCGTAACTTTTAGAGATATGGTTACTTGTCTTAAAATCAAGAAGCCAGGTTACACCGTCTATCTCTCCTAACCAGTCTGTAGCCCCTGCATACCTATACTTGTCTGACCATAAGAACAATTCAGATGCTATGGTTTTCGGTTTGTACGTATTAAAAAACTCAAAAGCTTTAAGTATCATTTGCCACACCTGAAGATTGTAACTGGCATTTCCTTTATCGTTAATCCAATTAATTTCCTCTCCGGCAAGCATTCTCTCGATAGCTTCGTGTACCTGTGTTCCTTCTCTAGCAGCTTTATTTCGAATAATTTCAGCATTGTGTCCCACATCCGATAGCCACTCCAAAAAGAAAGCACTACACGGCAAATAGCTTAAAATACTCGTTACCGAAGGATAGTAAACATCCTCCTTGTCTTTTTGGTAGACTCTATTACTTAAAAAGTCGATTCTCTTTAATTTCGGTTGAAAATCTATACCGTTTGGTGCTTTTCCTTTTTCTTTAAGAACTGAGCTACCTTCTGTCAAATCAATCATATGTCAATCTTATATTCCAACAGAGATCTTAGAGTAAGCTCCTCTGCTGATTGTAAAACCTTTGTAACTTCTTCAAATCCCATCTGGGACGGATCTTTACCTTCAAGAGCTACAAAATAAACTTTCTTACCTAATTTTAGAAAATTTTCACAAAACTCCAAAGCACATTTGCGTGCATCTTTATCTAGAATAATGTATATTTCTGGAACAGGATTTTCCAAAATCTTCTTCATTAAAGCTTTGGAAATATTCTTTCCCTGTATTGGAACTGCATTTCTTCGCAAAGCCATTGCATCAAACGGTCCCTCACAGAGTAAAACAGGTTCATTCCAGTTTATTAAATTTTCAAAGAAAACAATGTCCTTAGAGCATTCCGGATTCATATACCTTTGATAAGCTCCCGGAAGTAAACTCCTACCTGTAAAGAAATTTAAGCAATTATTTGAATCGTAAGAAGGCACAATAACCCTATCAGCATACCTACCTTTTACACAATAACCTAAACCATACCTAATAAAATCCACATTCGTAAGTCCTCTACCGTAGAGATAGTTTTTCACTCTCTTTGCATATACAGATGTGCTTGGAGCTAACTCCAATGGAACAAACTCATCTGGAAGTCGAACAATTGATTTTGGTACCTCTATTTCCTCTGTGCCTTTCTGTACAAACTGCAGAACATTGTGAGCTTCTTCTCTACTAAGATTAAGATGCTTAAGTAAACTCTGAATTGTTCTGCCTCTAGTTTTACATACCCAACATTCCCAACATCCATAGTATCGTGACGATCTATCTAAATTGATCTCAAGCTTCAACTTTCGATGTTGACAAAACGGGCAGTGTGCCGCAAAATTTCCTCCTGCTCGGGAATGCATTTTACCCAAAATGTTTTCTAGGGCTCCTTCTAGTAAGAAATCAATATCCATAATACAACCAACCTATTTTTTACCATAACGATAACCGTCTTCCAACAATTGTTTCTCTAAACTACCCCTGGTTACAAACTTTCGACATACACCTGCTTCGGTATCCTTACACAACCAAACTTTATTCTGCAACGTTTCCCTAATTTTTCTCTTTGTTTCTTCGGAACATGGCTTTCTCTTACCGTTACGTTTTATTCCAACCACACCCAATTTATATCCCCGATCCAACCAATACTGCTGTTCCAAAGGCTTTATAACACGGTGGATGTATTCTCCAGAGTCTAACTCTTTTGATACCCAAATACGACCTTTACGAGCTTTTGATATTGCCAGTTTTTTTGCATCTGAACAGAAATTGTTACCGTTTCTAATTCGAGACTCTACAACGTGCCTTTTATGTTCTTCTGTCTGGTGAAAATATGTACGTATTCGTACAGCTTGCTTTAGGTGTTTCTTATGTTCCTCTGACAACTTTCGTCCTTTCAAGGATGCACTTATTTTAGCTCTATGTTCTATACTCTTAGGTACACCTCTTAGATCCATCCGCGGAACACCTAACCTTGCTTTTGCTATCTTATCAGCAAATCCCTCAGGTTTGTGTTTTCCTTTACTGCTTTTTGATATTTTAAGACCTATACGCTTCTTATAGTTAGGATCCTCTAAACACTTTTTAGCTATTGTACCTCTCTTCTTTTTAAGAGATTCTTCCGAAATCTTACCTCCAGGTAACCCAGCCACATCGCCTCCTGTTCTTAAGCTTAAACACTTAGGATTCTGAATTAGTTCAGAATTAACAACATTACTCTCGAACAAGGATGCCTTTTCTCTACTTTCGAAAAACCGAACTATTTCTTTTACAAAAGTATCTTGACCAAATTCTCGAACACTTTCACATATTCTTGTTCCCGATCCAAAATAACCGTCATCTAAATTGTCTGTAGAGTGTATACCGTAGTAGAACTCACCTGTTTTCCTGTTTGTAATTTTGTAAAAATAATGATATTTCTTACCCATGCTTCGTTATTTTTAATAAACACTAAAACATGGGATTTCCATGGTTACAGAACAGGTATTACCTAGAACGTTCTCCAGAGCTCCTAACAGTAAAAAATTCTCACTAGTTTCCATACCCTAAAGATATAAAAACCTCATGAGAATTACAATGTCTCGATAAAATCTTTTCGATAAAATTTACCTAAAATATTGTCATTTAGGTAGTTAAGGCTTTCGTTCAGAACATCGGCTTTACACTGCTCTGCTAGTTCCCAATAGGTTAAGCTTTTTTTAGAAGAACAAAGCTTTAGAATTTTTCGAATAAAAGCTTCTTTACCGCGTTCCTTTACAAGCTTTTTCATTTCGACACTACTTCCGTAGTAGTCTTTCCAATTAGACTCAGTAGATGTAACAACCTTTACCTTGTTCATTCTACCTGTCTTTTCATTTAACTTTCGCTCGTAGGTTGTGTGGTAGCTCCTTAAAGCTTTCTTACCTATGTACTTTTCTCCCGAATTACTCTCTATCAAATAGACGAAACCGTAGCAATTTTCAGGAAATTGCTGCAAGTCTAGAATCTCCTGATCTTTGTATAACCAAGGCTTTCCTACTTCTTTTTTAGTTCGCATACCTCCTGTTGTAGCTCTTTTATGGATTGTATTAACAACGGAACTAACCTGGTGTAACAAACCTCTAGATATCCATCTTCGTTTTCTCTAACAGCTTCAGGTACAACTTTCTGAATTTCCTGAGCTAATACACCTACATCGTGTTTTTTACTGTCTTTCCAGTCAAACTCATACCCGCCTATTTTAGACAGCTTGTCTAGTGCACCGTCAATTTTCCTAACACTATCTTTTAGTCTAGAATCAGATTTTCTAGGTCGTTCTTCAGTCCAATTATCTCCCTTTTCTGTAAACTCATCCACGTAAGGTTTCGTCGATATGTTACCGTAGATTGTACCGTCACAGTATATGTTTCCGTGTACATAAAAATCCTGATCTACAGAAAGATCTTCACTAATATTTCCCGAATTTGCCTGAAGATTTCCATCTATGTTAGTGTCTTGTCTAACTATAAGGTTAGACCTAGCTGTCAAATCATCCTGCACATCCAGTGTTCCCGGTATACATTCGTTAGCTACCTTGTTAAGGATTTCATCAGTACTGTGTTGAACCTTAACAGGTATGTCTGCATTCTGATTTAAGGTTACATCGTTCTTTACAATCGGAGCATAGGAAAATGTTACATACATTCCTGCTTGCTCTAACCTTCTCTTTTCCAGTTGCTGCTTAGTCAGTCCCTCCTGCTCGTAGGTGGACGGTACTTTAGAGAAACTAGCTGTGTGCAACAAAGAACTAACATTAAAGTCCGCTTCAGCGTGTGTTAGTGCCTGTCCTTTCTCAACACGTGTAAGAACTCTAGGTGATTTAGGAAACTCTGTCTCTCCTAAATATAGACCTGAAATATCATATCCTTCAATTCTTTCCATTACCCTAAATCAATTTTAGTTACAAATGTCATATCTATGTCAGAAGCTTTCTTAACAGGTTTGCTTAACTTAGCTACAGCTAATAGGTTCCCTATAGAATCGTAAAAACCTATGGTAGATATGTAAGGAATCACAGTCTTGTCCTCAGCTGTAGGATTAAATGTGTTGTTAAACTCCGAACTCCTAACATTGCAGATAATATTTTCTGTAAAAATAGGTTTTGTAGATTTCCACTGCATAGTTTTACAGTCCCAGTTAGCATACAACCACTGTACAAATGTATTTGTGAACATCACCTGTCCGTGTGAGTATACTATATCTCCTACAGTTTCATTCACCAACCTGTCAGGACTCGGATACTTATCTCCCTCTTTTATGGAATATGTTCCAATAAAACCACTAAAAACCAAGCATCCTTCATAGTCCCATACGTCGTCTATGCTCAAATCTTCGTAGTAATCCCTATCAATGTAATTTTCCTGCGGAGGAGCATCCTGTGGAGCTACATAATTTAGACTTTCCTTATCATTCTCTATTCTAAAAGAACCTTGAACTATTCCAGATCCAATAACATTTACAGGTAACGTAAACATTATAAGTCCCGGTGGAAACTCATCTGTGTAACTATCCTCAGGCAGTCTCCTAGAACGGGAGATAGTGAGTGTTGTCTGTGGGTACAGATCTAACGAGCCTGAAAATGTTCCATCTCCCTGAGAACCTTCGTAATATGTGTGTTTCAGACTTTCGTAATATAACCTACTATTGTAGCTTCCTGTAATGTAAGTAGCTCCTACGGAAGCTGTAAGAGGTGCATAGCTTAAAGAATCTTGATCTGAAACACGATATGGAATAGATCCCGAATAGGCTCTAATAAGCCTAATTCCGAGATCTACCAACTTACTACCTGATATTGTCCAAGATCTGTGTGCATCGTAATCTGACAGGTACACATCAGACCTTTTAAGATTCTTAAATACACTCACTAGTAATCCAACTTTATTCTAATAAGAGCTTCCTTTGTAAAATCTTTTAGCAACGGTCTAGACAACTTAGCTACAGCTAACAAATCATTACTATCATTGTACAAACCTACCGTTGTAATATAGGCTTGTGGATTGTTAATCATAATACTGTGTCTCAGCTCTCCCGATCCCGTTATGTTTGAAGGGTTTGTTGAGTAATTAAACTCAGAATTTCGAGCTCTAACAAACACATAGTT